TAAAATCGTCTATGCTAGCCATTTCTTATCTCCTTATCCGCCAATCTCACTGAAAGAAACACCAGTTCTAACAGCAATGAAGTTTAGTCTAATGAAGTTGATTGAACGAGCTGGTTTGACATAGATGTCTCCAACAAACTCATTTCTATCAATTACTTCACCAGTGTTATTTGTTTCGTCAGCAACAACTGAGAAGTCAGTGATACCTCTACGTCCTTGAACATCTCTCAAGAATGGTTCCACCAAGTTACGGAATTGTGCTTGAGTAAACTCATCGTTGAACTCAAACAACTGGAACTTAGCAGCAGTAGCAATTGCCTTCTCAAGTACAAGGAACAATCTGCGAACATTGATTCTGTCGAATGCACTTGGGCGTGATAGTGCAGTTTTGTCACCAAACAGAACTGTACCTTGGCCTGGGAATGTGCAGACAGGGTTAATGCGAGCAGGATATAGGATATCCCTTTGTGCCTTTGTTGGGTTGTATGCTAGTTTAACTGCACCACGAATTTGTCCTCTGTTGTAACCAGCTGGTGAGAACCAAGGGTCAGCAACATTGTCTGTATTCGCAGCAAGTCCAGCAATATCACCGTTCAATGGAACATGACGATATACATCGTTGTACTTGTCGTACATATACTTGTATCCACTATCGAATACAGCATAAGACGAACTTGCAAGGTTGTTGAAGAAACCAACAACATTATTTGTTTGTGCAACACCTGTTGTAATACCAACAACGTCTGCTCTACGAGGTGAGATGAAACCAACGCAATCTTTACGGAATTCGCAAAGGTCGATAATGCTAGTTGCATGTGTAACACCATCTGTACTGTCTGGTGATTTACCAGCCATAACTAGGTTGATATCAACTGTGTCTGCATCTGAGAACTTATCATATGCAATATCCAGTTCACCAACTGTAGCGGCAAGTGGACTTGCAGTACCATCTGTACCACCAGTTAGTGTGTCTGTAAGAACACCAGCTTTACCAGCAGTAGATGCATAAGAACTACCAGATGCAACGTCTGTTCCAGCATTTGTCAAGGTTGAATCGTGATCCATCCAACGAACATAACTGGAACCAGTATTGACTACATTTGGATAGAAGTTTGAACCACCTTGTGCGGTTCTTGCAGAGGCAGCTTGTGATACGAAACCATATGTTTCGATTACAGATGTTCCTCTTTGTCCAGCGAGATCGTTGTCGTAACCAGTGATACCACCAGTTGCGTCATACACTACAATGTGCATTTCATCTGCTGAGATATTTTTGTCTGCGGCCCATGTTGATGTGCCAGGAGCACCATCAAACAAGTCGTAGAATCTCCAACGTCTGCGAATTGCTTCGCCACCAGCCATTGCAGATTTTAGTCCACCACCACTAGCAACATCTAATTGACGAATGGTAAGGTCGTTAGTTGCGATTGCAGTAACTTCATACTGTTGTCCGTCTGCTTCTTGAAGGTAAATGATATCACCAACATTAAAGTCTGCACCAGATGTAACTGCAAGGGTTGTTGCACCTACGATATGAGCACCATCTACTGTAGATGAAGCAGTTTGTTCATATGCAGTTGCGTTTGAACAAATTGATACTGCGAGAGCGTTGCCATAAGCGCCTGGGAACTTTGCAGCCCACTCACCTACAGAACCCTGTCCACCAGCATAATTTGCATTATATACATCATCATTGTTAATTTGCAATCCAGTGCCGTCTGCTGTTGCGTTCTTTGATCCTGCCATGTCGGCACGAACAACACGCAATGCATTACTGTATTGCAAGAAGTTGGCGGCTGTAAACCATGTTTCATAGTTGTCTGATGTTGGTTTACCAAAAATTGCTACCAACTCTTGCTCTGAACCAATTGCGGTGATTTGTGATACTGGGCCAGTAGTAAAGTGGCCAGCAATCGCACCGATTGATGTAGCAACAGCAGGAACAACATTAGTAAGATCAACCTCATTGACTTGCACGCCAGGGGATACTTGAAATGCCATTTCTGTTTCTCCTTTATGGATTCATTATTAAGTTTTCCAAACTTACACGAATATTTATAAAAAACCTTCTTTTCATTTATTTTTTATAGGTTAGGCAACACATAAATAATAATATGTCGGAGCATTATCAGAAATACAAAGAAACCATAAAGAAGGTTTCCCAAAGAAATTACAGGGCTCGTAAGATATGGATTAATGAATATCTTGGTAACAAAACCTGTGTTTACTGTGGGGAGTCTGAAACCGCCTGTCTCCAATTCTACCCTCACGAGAGGGAAATTCGTAAACTAACAAAAAGAAAAGGATTGAATGAGGAATCTAGAACAGAAGTTGTAGGGTTAATCAATCAATCCAAAGTCGTTTGTGCAAACTGCTTCCTTAAATTAGAAAACGATATTATTGATATTATGTAGGATTTTAATGATTTCTACCAATCAGTATCATGGGCACGAACCACTGGAGCCCAACGAGTTCCATACTCATCGACTACGGTTTCACCATAATCACTCACACCATCATCAATAAATCCGAATGGTGCCATGTCTTGTTCTAGTTGATTTTGTTGTTCTGCAAACATTCTAGCACGAATGTCATCATCTGTCAACTCTTTAAAATATGTTTGTTGTACTAACCATGCAAAGATAACACAACACATTGCAAGGTCATCTGTGTGTCCTTCCTCAGCCTCATAGGATTGTCCTTTGAGAATAAAGGTAGAGAATTCGTTAATCAAGTCATAATCATTGATAATTAGTTTGTCAGTTTCAATGATTTGTTTGAGATTTGAACATCCCATCTTTTTAACCGCTTTAGTTGTCCTTACCCCAAGTTGTGCTTTTCCACCACTAAAACCACCGCCAACAATCTGACCTGCACGACCACGCATACTTGCCATTATTAGGTTCTCATACTCCAAGTCAAACTGTAGAGAAGTTGCAACCTGTTCACCTATATCATTTACCTCTATGAGTGTATATGCTTGGTTGTATGCAGAGGCTACATCGTGAATGACGTTTGGAAAAAGTAAAGGTTTGATTTCATTGTTACGGTATTTTGCAACAATTGTATAGGGAACCGTAGAAACATCAAACACAATAAATGCAGAGTAATCATTATTTGTTCCTCTTGACACATCTGCTATAAGTGTGTATGTATGTCCTTCTTTCGGTTTTTCATACATATCCAATCCAGCATTTGACTGAATAGGATTAAAGAAGGCCATAGACTTAATCTTTGATGGGTGTATAAGTGTATTAGAAGAACCTAAGAACTCACATTCAAACTCTCTTTGGAACTGTTCCTTAGAGGTGTTTGCAATAGTTTCTTCTTTCCATTTCTCATCACGGCCAGGAACTTCACTCCAATGCACATCAATAACATTGTAAGAGTTTCTTTCGTTCTCTGCATCCACCCAAAGTTTGTAGAACAAGTTCATACCATTTGGTGTAGAAACAATAATAACCTTTGTAGACTTACCTGATGAGATTGTAGGATACACAGAACTAAAGAAGTCCTCTGCAACATTGGTAGGAACGAATGCAAATTCGTCCAAGAAGATCATGTTGTAAGAACCACCACGAACCGCCGATGAGGACGTAGATGATGCAACTACACGAGAACCGTTTTCTAAATCCAGTGAACCTTTGTTCCAAGACATAACGCCTTGTTGTAACCACTTAGGAAGGTTTTCGTATGCAAGTTGCAAACGAGAAAGAATGTCTCGTGCAGTCGAAGCCTTGTTTGCTAGGATTGCAACATTCATGTTAGGATTGAAGAGAATATAGTGTAGAATATAAGACACCAGAGTAGTAGACTTACCACTCTGTCTAGGCATCTTACAGATTGTGAAACGATTGTTGTGGATTGTTCCAATCATGTCCTTTTGAAAAGGGAACATTTTGAATGGAATGAGTCCTTCATCCAAAGAAACAATTTTGATATAATTTTGAATAAAGTGTAGGGGTTCTTCCATACACTTCTGATATTCAAGAATTTGTTCCTTTGTCCACTCTACAGGAACATTAGATTTTTTTAGTAGTGGATTTCCAAGATAGTGATCATAATTTTGCATAACATAGTTTTACTCGGCATCTGCAATTGTAAGTTCGCCTGCTTCTACTTGACGCATGATTTCAATGTAATGACGATTTGATGGATCAAGTGGCACTGACATTTCAATGCCGTCAATAGTGGCGGTAATACTATCCAATTCACCTGTTATTGAACTGTTATGATTTCTTGCTTCTGTAATATTCATATTTTCCATTTTTATATCTCCGCATCAAATGCCATATAAGCATCATTATCATTATTCCTAATAACCATTCCACCTTCTCTTGTTATTAAAGTTGCGGCTCCAACAGTGCAATCAACATAAAGAACGTCAAGTGAAGTTCTAGTTGTGTCAGATGTGTTTACAGTTGTAATTGCATTTGTAGGATTTCCA